CAAGTCAGCTTGGCGGTAAGTCTAAGAAGTAATCATTTATTATAGTATTGGAAAGGTGAATAAATTATGAAGATCGACACAAACACGATTAACGTTCTTAAGAACTTTGCTAAGATCAACCCCTCTATTGTTATTCAGGAGGGGAATACACTGAAGACTATTTCGCCAACAAAAACTATTATGGCCAAGGCGAATGTTTCCACTGATTTTAGCAAGCGATTTGCGATCTATAATCTAGATCGTTTTATTTCGACTCTCAGTTTGTTTAATAACCCTGAGTTGGATTTTAAGGATAAGTTTGTTAATATTTCTGACGAGAATAAGAACATTCATTATACATACGCAGATGAGAGTACAATCAATAAGGCTCCTGAAAAGGATATTAAGTTGCCTTCCGTTGATGTATCGTTCACGCTTACGAACGAAAATCTAAAGGATGTAGAAAAGGGTTCTGGCGTTCTTGGTCTTCCTGAAATCGTTGTTATGGGTGATGGTAAGAAGATTAGCCTTCAGGCTGCTGACACTAAGAATCCTTCCGGTGATGTTTACTCTATCGTAATCGGAGAAACTGATAAGGTGTTCAAGGCAGTATTTAAGTCCGAAAACATCAAGATTATTCCTGGCGAATATGAAGTTAGTATTTGTTCAAAGGGAATTTCCTGTTTCAGGGGCAAGGAAGCTGATTATTGGATTGCTGTTGAGCAGTCGTCAACTTTTTAAGTTGATCTTTGTATCAGGAGGAATTATAATTGATTCCTCCTCTTTTTTATTATGGAGATATATTATGAAAACTTGTCCTGAACTTATAATTCAAACTATTTTTGGTCCTAAAGTTGCGAAAAAAGTTTGTAATGCTTGTGAAAAAGAAAAAAGTTATGATGAGTATTATGTAGAAAGTTTTTCTAAAAAGAGAAAGAAAGCAAGATATGGGGAACAAGTAAGGAATCAATGCATTGATTGTTGGTCCAAATATCAAGGTAGAATTTGGATGTTGGAATTTATTTGTGAAGAGGCTGTATAATGAGAGAAGAATTTTTGTGGGTGGAAAAATATCGCCCAAAAACCATTGAAGAAACTATTTTGCCTGTAGAACTAAAGGCAGTTTTTCAACAGTTCGTTGATCAGCAAAATATTCCTAATTTGATTCTTTCTGGTTCGGCTGGTGTTGGTAAGACGACTGTCGCTAGAGCTATGCTCGAACAGCTTGGCTGTGATTATATCGTAATTAACGGATCTATGAATGGCAATATCGATACGCTCCGCAATGAAATCCTCAACTTCGCTTCCTCTGTATCGCTATCAGGTGGTCGTAAGTACGTCATCCTCGATGAAGCAGACTACCTCAACGCGAACTCCACTCAACCAGCTCTCCGTAACTTTATGGAAGAGTTTTCTCGGAACTGCGGCTTCATTCTCACTTGTAATTTCAAAAACCGAATCATAGAGCCGCTTCATTCCCGCTGTTCCGTAATTGATTTTAAGATCAGCAAAAAGGATATGGCGAAGCTCGCTATGCAGTTTATGAAGCGAGTTGCAAATATTCTTAATGTTGAAAATATTGAATATGATAAGGCTGTTGTCGCTAAGGTAATTGAGAAGCACTTCCCTGATTGGCGTCGCGTTCTAAACGAGCTTCAGCGTTATTCTGCGACAGGAAAAATTGATTCTGGTATTTTGTCGAACCTCCAACAGGTTTCCATTAAAGAACTTGTTACGATGCTTAAGGAAAAGAACTTTTCTGGCCTTCGTAAGTGGGTGGGAGAAAATCTAGATAACGATCAAAATAGTATTTTTCGTCAGTTGTATGATACAGCTTCTGATTTTCTTTCGCCGACAGGAGTTGCTCAGCTCGTATTGATTATCGGTAAGTATCAGTATCAAGCAGCTTTCGTCGCCGATCAAGAAATTAATTTGATGGCATGTTTAACTGAAATTATGATTAATTTGGATTTTAAGTGATGAATCCGTTTGATTATGTTAATGAAATTCTCACATCGAAAAAGAATCTCATTGTTGATGATGCGACTGAAAAGGCTTATAACGCTTTCTTAACGAATAGAGCTTTATCTTACCATAAAGATACTATTCTCTACGCCCAAGAGATGAATATTTTCAATCATCTCGATAAAAAACTTCAATTTGAATATTTAATAAATACTATAAGGCCATTGAAGAGACAAAATAAAAAATGGGCGAAGAAAGAAAAAGAAGGCGATATTGAAGTATTACAAGAATATTTTGGGTACAACTACAATAATGCAAAAGCTGCGGCTTCCATTCTTTCTAAAGAACAAATAAAAAAAATTAAGAAAAAATTAGAAAAAGGTGGAGTCGAATGAATGATTTACTGGATAAACTAATTGAAGTGAAGATCGCAGAAGAAGAAGATTTTCTTAAAATTAAAGAAACCCTCACACGTATTGGCGTTGCTTCTAAAAAAGATAAAAAACTCTATCAGTCTTGTCATATTTTTCATAAACAGGGCAAATATTATATCGTCCATTTCAAAGAAATGTTTTCTATCGACGGAAAACCTTCTAATTTTTCTGAGGAAGATAAGAGCAGACGAAATAAAATTGCAACTCTTTTGGAAGATTGGGGTCTATTAAAAATAGTAGAACCAGAAAAAATCAAAGAACCTATGGCCCCAATGAGTCAGATTAAGATAATTAATCACAAAGAAAAATCAGATTGGGTTTTAGAGGCTAAGTATAATATGGGTCGCAAAAAAAATTAATTGAAAGGAATTATATTATGTTTAAATTTTTTAAGAAAACCCCTCCAACTCCTTCTGATGAATTGCTCGAGCAAGTTAAAGGAATTCTTTTTCCTCCTTTAGAGCTTAGAACTGCTTCGAAGAATGGTGAGACAACAAAGTATCATATTGATTATTCGGTCGATAGTAATTTAGATGCAGTTTTGTATGATCTTCAGGAAGGATATAATGATCCTGTTTCTCAGAAAACTATTACTGGTGTAATTACCAGACTTAATAAAGTTAGAAAATTGCTGGAAGCGTATGTAGAATTAGATAAAGATGCCGAATATATCATTGTAGAGGACATAGAAACAAACGAACATGTCGAACAAGCGGAATATTAGTTTAGATAAATTCATCACCTCTTTGGAGGAAATGATCGACGCTCGCGATGATATGTGGGAGGAAGAAAAATACTCCAATTATCGTCGCATGGAAGATATAAAGGTAAAAAGATACGAGCCAGCGAGAGAAAATGTTCGATATTATTTGGAAAAAATTATCGATCAAATTTCGATTGAAAATGACTTGATTTCTGCCAAAATTAAGGTATAATATGCATATGGTTGGAAAGGGAGTTCGTTATGACGATGCATCTTTTACCGGCATATTATACCACTACGAGTTCCAAAAAACGAAAAACTTCTAAGAGCAAAAAGCTTTCTGAGTCGAATGCCAAGCACGAAGCCTGGATCCTGTCTATGACGAAAGGTAAAAAGGCCGATAAAAAAGTGCTTGACTCTAGCTTCCGAAAGCGGTATAATGATTATATGATGGTTGATCGAAACGAATATGTTTCTTCTGGGTTGTCAGGTGATGCGTCTTCTTGTGCGAAACGTGGCGTTATGACCAACCTTCATAAAGAACCTGTTGAAGTGCAAAAACAGATTCTTGACAAGGCGAGTCGAGTTATGCCCTTGTTTAATAAGGGCGGGTTGCAATATGCAACACCGGAAACAGATTTGACGACGGTTGGATCGAAATCCAGAAGAGGCTAATATGCCTCTTTCGAAAAAAAAGATCTGATTTTAGAAAAAAATGTGAAAAATAGCTTGACTTCCTTGAATTTTTACGGTATGATAAATAAATAATGACATGGAGAAATATATTATGAAGAAGACTGATCTTGTATATAATGCGCTTGTTCTAAATCGTGAGGAGCTTACTGCTAAGCAAATTGCTTCTCGATACGATATTTCTAACCCATACGACGCGATTTATAATCTCCGTATGAATGGATACCCGATCCATTGTAATAAGCGTACAAATTCCAAGGGCGATATTAAGCATAAGTATAGCCTCGGCAAGCCTTCTCGTGAAGTTATTGCTGCTGGATATAAGGCGCTCGCCGCCGGTTTTGTTTGAGTAAAAACTACGCTGTTTGACAATTAAATCATAGAAACAACTTCGGTTGTTTCTTTTTGGAGAAATCCGTATCAGACGCAAGGCTCTTGAACCTTGACGAGGTATTGGTTTCTCTTGAAAGAAACAATTGGTGTTTGTATAAAAAGACATATATATGTCGATGCGAATAGTTTGCTGATGTCGTATGCCACACTACATGGACTGGTTACCGTAGTGGCGAACGGCGCAGACTTTTAATCTGCTATACAAACATCGTGGGTTCGAGTCCCACCCAGTCCTCCAATATGCGTTGGCTGCAGAGACGGTGGTTCTGCGACAGACTGTAAATCTGTTCCCTTTGGGTAACACTGTAGGTTCGAATCCTACCTAACGCACCATTAAACATGTCATATAAAGGCGATAATTATGAAAGATCAAATTTCGAGTTTGCAAGGCGATCAAGCCTTATTTTTTACATTTCCTAATAACGGTGTTGTTTTTCATCGTGTTCCTGACGACCTTATGTCTAAGGTTAAAGATGTAACAAACAAGGCTGTTGAAAATGGATTTGAAGGATCTGTTGAGGCTGGTTATAAGTTAACTGCCAATATTGACAAGGAATATGATTTCAGTAAGGAGCTAGCTCCTGTTTTGCTTGATTATATTTGTGGCCTAATTCATTTGCACGATCGTCGTTCGCAGCCGCATTTTATTAATGAGGTTGTTAACGTTGCCTCTCATCCGCGCAATTTTAAGTTCAAGGATGTTTGGGCCAACTTTCAAAAGAAACATGAATTTCATCCTCATCACATTCATGGTGGTGTTTATTCTTTTGTTATTTGGACGAAGATTCCTTACAAGTTAGAAGACGAACTGGCTATGTTCCCAAAGGCCACTCTTAAGTGCGCTTCTATGTTTGTGTTTTATTACACTGATATTCTGGGGCAGGTTAGAAGTTTTCCAGTTCCTGTAGATAATGACTACGAAGGAATTATTTGTTTGTTCCCAAAGGGTTTGGGTCATTCCGTTAATCCTTTCTATACATCTGATGATTATAGAATTGCGGTTTCTGGTGATATTGTTATGGATACGGATTAATAGGAGTTTAATATGGAACATTTTTATCAGAACGTTGAAGGCTGGTTCAACTATCCCGATATGTTTAAGTTTGCAGTTGATTCAGCACCTCAGAAGGCTCATTTCGTTGAGATTGGAACCTGGAAGGGCCAAAGCTCTGCTTTCTTGGCTGTTGAAATTATCAATAGTGGCAAGGATATTAAGCTAGATTGTATTGACAATTTTACTGGCTCCATTATTGAACCAGGTCAGATGTTTGACCCTGATAATCGCGCAGGACGTTTGCTCGAAGTGTTCAAGGAAAACATGAGACCAGTAGTTGGTCATTATGAAGCGATCAAGGGCGACAGTACTGAATCGGCCAGTCTTTATGAAGATGGTTCGCTTGATTTTGTTTTCATTGATGCTTCTCATGATTATGAGTCCTTTAAGAAGGATCTTTTCGCTTGGTTTCCGAAGGTGAAGGTTGGTGGCCTTATTTCTGGTCATGATTTTGCGGATCCTTATCCAGGCATTATGAAGGCGGTTCGCGACCATCTAGCTGATGAGCATGTTGGTGTGACACCTTCTACTTGTTGGTTCTGTTTTAAGAGTAAAACAGTTCTTTCTAACGTTTAGTGGTTAATCCGAGTGTAGCGCAGGCTGGTAGCGCATCTGGTTTGGGACCAGAGGGTCGGGAGTTCGAATCTCTCCATTCGGACCATTTTATGGACGACTAGCTCAATTGGTTAGAGCAACCGCCTCTTAAGCGGTAGGTTGTGGGTTCAATCCCCTCGTCGTCTACCAAAAAAGTGCTTGACTTATCGCACTAAATAAAGTAGTATAAGAATATAAAGTTTATTTCCCGATAGCTCAGTTGGTAGAGTAGGTGACTGTTAATCACTTGGTCCTAGGTTCGAGTCCTAGTCGGGGAGCCAAATACATCGGTGTAGTTCAACGGTAGAACAACGGTCTCCAAAACCGTATATTGGGGTTCGATTCCTCACTCCGGTGCCATTATAGGAGGGTAGCGTCTATGGTAGACATACAGTCTTGAAAACTGCGCCACCGAAAGGTTGATGGTTCGATTCCTTTACCCTCCGCCACCACGTGCCCTTTGGTGTTGAAACAGACTAGGGTGATAGCGAATGATTCCCTCCCTCCGCGGAATTAAGGGAGACACCTAAATAACTATCCGTCGCCGAACTACGATAGTGTTCGGAGCTATTCGCGACAGTCTTCTAATTGGACTAGGAAACCTGACTTTCAATCAGGGCAATGAGGGTTCGAGTCCCTTCTGTCGCGCCAAGTTAGTCCGTAGTAACGGATCTAAGAGGGACCAGCCCACCTCTATAAAAACGGGGAACAGTTTTGGGCGATTAGTTCAACGGTAGAACGCTGTCTTTACACGGCAGTTACAGGAGTTCGATTCTCTTATCGCCTACCAGTTTTAGGTTCCATTCAGCATAAATCGCCGCGAGGCACTTTTTTTTGGAAAAAGCAAAAGGAACCTGTTTAGTTCAATTAAATATGGAGATATATAATGGCTCGTAATCGTGTTAATACTTTTAATTCTGAATCCTTTAAGAATTCCATTGGCCAAACTCTAAATCCTGGCGATAAGGTTGTTGCAATAACTACTGGATATAATCATCGTGTGAATACGTTCGCTGGAACGTTTGATGGTGTTTATAAGAACGGTCGCGGTCAAATTACTGGCACTCGTGTAGCTAATGTTCCTGTCACTTGGAACGAACGTCAGTTCGCTGATGATGGCGAACACGAAGAAAAGCGAATCGTGTATAATCATGAAGCTAGGCGTTATGATTATATTCCCACTGGTCGTCGATTTAATTGGATTAAGAATACTAGATATCGTAAGTCTACATTGCAACGTAATAGGGTTTACAAGATCGAAACACCTCTCGCAGAGGTAACGATCTAAAAAGTTTTAGGAAACTTTCAGCAAAAAACAAAACTGATTGGTTCGATTCCAATACCTGTCGCTTAAAAAGTGGACAAGTACGCCTCAAGGTGAGGCAATCAAAGGTTTCCTGTAGAGTTTTGGGGTGCTAAGCTAACGGGAAACTGACGCTTTTGCTGAAATTATGCGATTTATAAATACTCCAAAAAAGGAGTTTTATATGTGGAAATGTAAACACTGTAATCAAGAGTTTGATTATACTCGTACTACTGATAAAGGAAATCACGCTAAACATTGTGATAAAAACCCTAATAGAAAAGCTTCTTACGAAAAGCTAAGTAAATCGAGTAATAAAAGATTTGGTGAGTTTAAACAGTTTTCAGTAATCTGTAAAACGTGTGAAACACCTTTCAATGTCATTGAAAGAGAAAAGTTATTTCCTTCAAAAGATAGATACTTTTGTTCTCGAAATTGTTCTAATAGTGTTGGGGGAAAGGCGAAGTCGAGTAAGTATCACTACGACGAAGTAGCGAATTATACGACAGTTGCTTGGAGGTATCACGATAGAAAATGCATTGTATGTGATGAAGTGAATGTGGTTGCAGTTCATCATTTGAATGAGGTTCATTCTGATAATATACCTGAAAATCTCGTTCCATTGTGCCCCACACATCATCACTATATGCATAGCAAACATAAATACCTGATAGAGAATAAAGTTTTACAATATGTAAAAAGTAAATGGGGATAGGGACTGCTTGGGGTGGTCGTCTCACTTGCAATGAGAAGTTCAGGTCGGTTCGAATCCGACTATCTCCACCAAAGTTCAAGTGGTCGCCACTTTGCTGAGAAGAGACTGGCTAGGTAAAGGAGAAGCTCAGAATCCTACCACTTGATTAGTTCGGTTGGCTGCGTAATAGGCTCGTGTTGGTCCACGGTTAACCAACCATAGTTTCGCTGGTATAGTATAGTGGCATTACAGGGGATTTGTAACCCTCTGACGGGAGTTCGATTCTTCCTACCAGCACCAGTTTATCGGGAGTGTTATATGGAAACATATAATGGTTTTCAAAGTTCGATCTTTGACTCCCGCCCAAGTTTATTGCGTGGTGGTGTACAGAGCATATCAGTCTCATAAGCTGATGGACCGGAGCATTTCCGGCGAACGCAACCAAGTTTAGGTCCTATTGCCGTCAGGGAAGGCTATCCGCTGTCTACGGGTAAAGGAGGGTTCGAGTCCCTTTAGGATCGCCATATTTGTTCGGGGATAGTTTAATGGTAGAACGTCGGTCTTTGGAACCGACTGTCAGGGTTCGAATCCTTGTCCCCGATCCATTTTTATAATATTATATTGGGGAGTGGCGCAATCGGTAGCGCAGATGACTCTGAATCATAAGGTTGTGGGTTCGACCCCTACCTCCCCAGCCAAATTTAAGGGGAAGTGCGCTGGAATGGTTACAGCAAGGTCTGCAAAACCTTCGAATGTCGGTTCGACTCCGATCTTCCCCTCCAAAGTTTGTGGTAAGTAAAGCCCGTAGAATGCTCGTCCATGGTAAGAGTCATAATGGGGTCGGAGTAATTAACCGATAAAAGGAGAATGGGAAAGTTGATGATTTTATCACTTCTTGATACCTCACCTGCCACAATCAATTACAAAGGAAATATATGAAAAGTCCTGTTGGTTATAACGGTTCTAATTTTTGTGCTGGTAATGTCAACATGAAGGGAAAGAAATACAAACTGATGCGCTGTAAGTGTTGTGTTTGTATGGATTTAGACGACAAATCATTCAAGACTGAATTTTGGCGGTGGTTTGATAATATCGCCCCGAAAGAACGAAAAAAGTTTCAAGAATATCCTGCTGATATGGCAGAGTTATTCTTTTATAATAAATACTATAGTAAAGGAATTGATCCTTTTAATAGTCTTGTAGCTAAACCGGAGTTGAAAAATAATGCAAAAAACATTTGACGAATTGCACTCATTAATCCTGAAAGAATATCTAAATACTAGCGATGTTGAGCAACAAAAATTGATTAAAAAACATTTATTTGAAATTATTGTTGCTTTTAACCGTATTACGAAGTTGTTGGGAGAAAAACCACAACATAATATCGATATAGAAAAATTGGTCTTGTAGCTCAACTGGATTTAGAGCGTCGCCCTACGAAGGCGTTGGTTGAAGGTTCGAGTCCTTCCAAGACCTCCATATATGCGGATGTAGCTCAGCGGTAGAGCACTTCGTTGCCAACGAAGACGTCATCGGTTCGATCCCGATTATCCGCTCCAACTTTTTGCGGGGTTGGTATATAGATTGTGCCCTAGCCTTCACTATTTTATAAATAGTTTTATGGAGGTACAATATGTATTACACTATCTATAAAACAACAAATATGTTAGACAATAAATTTTATATCGGTAAACATAAAACTGAATTCCTTGATGACGGTTATATGGGATCGGGTAAGTTGCTAAAGCTGGCTATTGAAAAATATGGTGTTGATAACTTTAAAAAAGAAATACTTCATATTTTTGATAACGAAAAAGATATGAATGATAAAGAACGTGAATTAGTTATTTTGTCTGAACAAAGTTATAATTTGTGTGAAGGTGGTAATGGCGGTTTTGATTATATCAACAAATCTGGTATAGCAAAATTTAAAGGCAAATTACATTCTGCCGAAACAAAAGATAAAATAAAAAAACAAAGAACAGGAAAAACTCATTATATCCCTACTGAAGAATATAAAGCTAAAATGAGTGAAATTATGAAAGAACGTCATAAGAAAAATCCTGGATTCAATAAGCGGAGTTAACTCAGTGGTAGAGTGTCAGCCTTCCAAGCTGTTCGTCGCAGGTTCGAATCCTGTACTCCGCTCCATTAATGCCCTCCTAGCCCAACTGGTAAACAACGAACTTTTATAAATAAATTAGATCAAAAATATCTATAGTGGTTCAAATGATTTGTGAAAATTGCGCTAAAGAAAATAGTGGTTCTTATGGTTCTGGAAGATTTTGTTGCTCTGGTTGTTCAAGAGCATATTCAACAAAATCAAAAAGAAAAGAAATAAATCAAAAGGTTAGTAATAAATTAACTGGAAGAGAAAGCCCAAATAAAGGAAAAAAACAGTCTGCTGAATCTATTAAAAAAAGAATGAAATCTTTCACAGAAGAAAAGCGAAAAGCAGCTAGTGAAAAAATGAAACAATTGAGGTATGATAGATATATCAATCTCTCTTTTGAAGAACTTTATTCAGTTGGACAAAAGAAAAGAAGAGTAAAAGAAGAACAAAACCATTCTTGTAATAGATGCGGACTTTCCGAATGGTTAGGTGAATCTATTAAATTAGAAGTTGAACATAAAGATGGTAATACTGGTAATAATTCTAGAGAAAATCTAGAAGCATTATGTCCAAATTGTCATTCTTTAACTCCGACGTGGAGGAAAAGTAAAAACGCAAAGAAAATTATTTGTGAAAAATTAGCGCCAATGGTGGAATGGCAGACACGCTAGTTTTAGGAACTAGTGCTTCGGCGTGGGGGTTCAAATCCCTCTTGGCGCACCAGTTAATGCTGCTTTAGCTCATTTGGTAGAGCAACTCACTAGTAATGAGTAGGTGGTCAGTTCAAATCCGACAAGCAG